CTATCATTATACACACAGATAGTCGCATGAGGGGTGTAGCAAAAGGGGATACAGACATGAGCGAAAAATTAGCCAAACATAAACGGATTAACAACGAGACAACTAAACTAAATAATCTATTTAAAGATATTGACGATAAAAAGAAGAAAACAACAGTATCATTGATAGAAAATGCCGCATTTATGATAATAACACTTGAAGATCTGCAAGAAGAAATAAACATCAATGGTGCTACCGAAAAGTATCAGAACGGCGAAAATCAATTTGGGATAAAAAAATCCGCAGCAGTTGAAGTTTACAACACGATGATAAAAAATCATATGCAGATTCTGAAACAATTAACAGAATTATTGCCAAAAGATACATCAGATAAAAGTGATGGATTCGATGAATTTGTGGGAGATAGAAATGATTAAGTACCCTGCTGATTACAATCCCATTCTTGAGTATTGGAATGACATTGTAAATAGTAAAGAGGTTGTCCCAGTTAAAATACACAAGACATATAAAAAGATAGTTTATGATCTCACTGATAATAACAGTGAGTTTTTTTATTCCCCAGCAAGAGCTAACCATGTTATAGAGTTTATAGAAAACTTTTGCAGACACAGTAAAGGAAAACTTGGCGGGCAACCCGTAATATTAGAATTATGGGAAAAGGCTATGCTTGCAACAATATTTGGATTTATAGATATTAACGGTATCAGGAAATACAATCAAGCAATACTGATTGTCGGTAAAAAGAATGGTAAGTCCCTATTAGCAAGTTGTGTTGGTCTATATATGCAAGTTGGTGATTTAGAAAATGGCCCAGAAGTTTATGCCGTAGCTTCAAAGCGTGACCAGGCTAAAATTATTTGGCTTGAAGCCAAAAGTATGGTAAGGAAGTCACCCTCACTGAGAAAAAGAATAAAGACATTAGTTGCAGAATTAAGGTCTGATTTTAATGATGGTGTATTTAAACCCTTGGCAAGCGAAAGTGACACACTCGATGGATTGAATGTATCTTGTGTACTAATGGATGAGATTCATTCTTGGAAAAATGGTAAAGCTTTATTTGACATTATGTACGATGGTACAACCGCAAGAGAACAACCACTTACTTTTATTACATCGACTGCGGGAACTGTACGAGAAGATATATTTGACGAAAAGTATGACGAATCAGAAAAAGTAATAAATGGATATTTTGATGAAAGCGGTTATCATGATGAACACTTCATAGCTTTTATTTATGAGTTGGATAATCGTAAAGAATGGAAAAATGAAAAGTGCTGGAAGAAAGCAAATCCGGGACTTGGAACAATAAAAAACCTTGCACAATTAAAATCAAAAGTTGAGAGAGCAAAGTCTAATCCCAGCTTAGTAAAAAATCTTTTATGTAAAGAATTCAACATAAGGGAAACATCAAGTGAAGCATGGCTTACTTTTGAGCAATTAAACAATACAGAAAAATTTGATGTTAATTTATTAAAACCTCGTTACGGTATAGGCGGTTGCGATTTATCAAAAACAACTGATCTGACAGCGGCGAAGGTTATTTTTATGGTACCAAATGATAAAAAGATTTATGTTTTACAAATGTATTGGTTACCCGAGGATTTAATCGAACAACGTACAAAAGAGGACAAGACACCTTATACGACTTGGAGAGATAGAGGCTTGCTCAGAACTTGCGAGGGTAATACCATAAATTACAAAGATGTTACAGCTTGGTTTAGAGAAATTCAAGAAGAATATGATATTTATTTAGTTTATGTTGGTTATGATGCTTGGAGTGCTAAATATTGGGTTGATGATATGAGTGACTACTTTGGAAAAGAAGCTATGATACCTGTTATTCAAGGAAAGAAAACATTATCTCTACCAATGCAACAGTTGGGTAAAGATTTAGAAGCTAAAAGGGTAGTGTATAACGATAACCCGATAGACAAAGTGTGCCTTTTTAATACAGCTATTGAAACTGATAAGAACCAAAATATACAGCCATGTAAGACTAAGAATCAACGTAAGCGTGTAGATGGCCTGGCAGCGTTACTTGATGCGTATGTAATATTACAGCTCAAATATGAAGAATATTTAAGCAGAATTTGAAGGAGGTGAGAAATTGAATTTATTTCAAAGATTTTTTAATAAAACGCCACAATCGACACGGTATGAAATGGTTACACAACAAGCTAATGGGTTTTACATGTGGAATGGAATATTATTTCAAAGCGATATTGTCCGCGCATGTATAAGACCTTATGCAAAAGCCGTTGGAAAGTTAGTAGCAAAACACATAAGGACAGACGCGACAGGAATTAAAGTTAATCCAGAGCCATATTTAAGGTTTCTTTTAGAAGAGCCTAACCCATATATGACAGGTCAAGTCATGCAAGAGAAACTAGCTACACAGCTAAAACTTAACAACAATGCTTTTGCGGTTATAATGCGAGATGAGTTCGGCTATCCTGCTGAGATATATCCCATTCCTGCAACAACAGTTGAAGCAATATATGATAGCCAGGCTAATCTATTTTTAAAGTTTTATTTTAGAAATGGTAAGCAATCCGTATTCCCATATTCGGACATAATCCATTTGCGCCATGATTTTAACGATAACGACATATTTGGAGAAAGTCCTGCACCTGCGTTGACCTCGTTGATGGAAATTATCACTACGACCGATCAGGGTATTGTAAATGCGGTTAAAAATAGCGGCGTAATAAAATGGTTGCTAAAATTTGTTACTGCGATGAGACCCGAAGATCTAAAAGTCGAGGCAACAAAGTTTGTTAATAATTATCTATCGATTGATAGTACTAGCATGGGAGTTGCGGCGGTCGATGGCAAAGCAACAGTTGAAAGAATAGAGCCTAAAGACTACGTGCCAAACGCTATGATTTTAGATAGAACAACGCAACGCATTTATTCTTTCTTGAATACAAACGATGATATCGTACAAAGTAAATATACAGAGGATAAATGGAACTCTTATTACGAGGCAGAAATTGAGCCAGACTCAATACAATTAACAGGACAATACACAGTAAAGATATTTTCAAGGCGTGAACGTGGATTTGGAAACAAAATTTACTTTGAAGCAAGCAACTTACAGTGCGCTAGTTTAACAACAAAACTTGCATTGGTAGCACTTGTTGACCGTGGTGCTATGACACCGAATGAGTGGAGAGAAACAATGTCACTTGCTCCAATAGAAGGGGGCGACAAACCTATACGCCGCCTAGATACAGCAGTCGTTAATCAAATTAAAACATTGATGAATAATTTAGACAGTGTGAAGGGAGGTGGTAATAATTGAGAATTGATGTTAAGGGAACGATAATCCCAAATGACGACAAAGCAATTTATGATTGGTTTGGGATAGAAAACACAACTCCAAATGATATTAATACAGCACTCGAAAAAGCAAACGGTCAACCGATAGATGTATACATAAATTCAGGTGGTGGTGACATTTTTGCAGGAAGCGAGATATATTTTGCATTAAAAGCATACAAAGGCGAAACAAATATCCATGTTGTAGGTTTAGCTGCAAGTGCTGCAAGTGTTATAGCAATGGCAGGTAAGAGCGATATTTCCCCGACTGCGATGGTAATGGTACACAATGTCAGTGCTTTAACAATTGGAGATTATCACGATATGGATAAAATGTCAGAGATACTCCAACAAGCAAATAAAGCAATGGCAGGGGCATATATATCCAAAGCAGGAATGAGTGAAAAAGATGCTCTAGCGATGATGGATAAAGAAACATGGCTGACAGCACAGCAAGCAGTTGATATGAAGCTAATTGACAGCGTAATGTTTGAAAGCGTCCAACTGGTTGCGAGCTATAACTCAAATATGTTGCCAAGGTCGGTAATAGACAAAATTAGAAACACTATAAATAATCCGCTCAGAGATGAGACGGATATTTTTATACAAAAAGCACAAGCACGATTAAAACTATTAAATTTAAAGGGAGAGATGTAAAAAATGAAAACAAAATATTTAGAAGACAGAAAAATCTTGATGGATGAAGCTCAGGTTTTACTTAACGATGGTAAGATGGAAGATTTTGAAGCAAAAACAAAAGAAGTTGAAGCATTAGACGGCAAGTTTGAAGTGGCTTGTTTAGCACAGGCAAATTTAAACGCTATGCAGGACAACACAAAAATAACTGACATTCAAAATAAGAATGTCAAAATTGAAGGGGGCAAAGTATTGGCTACTATTATCGAAAATAAAGTATTAGACGAGAAGGAAGTTTATGTTAGCGCATGGGCGAACTTCATGCAAGGTAGAAAGTTAGAAGGCAGTGAGCAAGAAATATTCAACAAAGTAAATTCAGCATTTAACAACGAATACACACACGATACGGGCAATACTGCAATATTAATTCCTACTACGGTTGCAGCAGGGATTTTCAAAGTTGCAGAGGAAATGTATCCTCTTTATGCAGACGCTAGAAAATTTGCTATAACTGGTAAAATGTCAATTAAAAAGCATACAGCAATAACAGCAGGAGATGCAGCATGGTACGCAGAAGAAACACCTACAGCAGACGAATCAAATACATTTGGTGAATTAGTACTTGATGGTTGCGAACTTTCAAAGTCTGTAACAGTATCTTGGAAGCTTAAAGCTATGGCAATGTCAGAATTTATCCCTTATATCATCCTTGAGCTTGGCGAAAGATGCGGAGTTGCTTTAGGAGTTGCGGCTGCAAGTGGAGCCGGGGCTGGTGCGACACCTCCACAACCAGAAGGCGTTGAAACAGCATTAATTGCAGAGGGCGGGACACCACAAGTTATAACTTATGATCCTGACAATGTCGTACCAGTACCTTTGACATATGCAAAAATTACAGCAGCTATCGGGAAGATAGGCTCTTCATATTTGGCAGGATGTAAAATATACGCAAAGAACGCTACTATATGGGGACAGCTTTCTAATTTACTAGATGGAACAGGCAGACCTTTATTTATCCCTGACGTAACTTCTGGCGGCGTAGGC